CGTACCTTCATTTATCGGGTTGCTGTCGTCCATTTGCTTAACAGTAAAGCCAGAAAAAGTATCATTAATAAAACTTTGCCCGATATATTTAGCATAGTTTAAATAGGCTAAAACATACTCTAAACCTTTATGTGTTAACGTCACACCGGAACAACTCGTAAACTCTGACCCTTCAATTAAATCGGTGTAATCAGTAGGGTTATTTTGAATTTCCTGAAGAAAAGCCACTCCTAACAAATCTCTTAGTTCTGTTTGCTCAACCTCTGTTGCTAACTGTGTATATTGATGTTCATTGTTAGCACTAATCGGTTTAATCGTTTGCTGTTTTTGAAAAGTCAGTATCATAAAGGTTAAGTGGTTTTATATTCCAATTCGTATTTTTTGACAATATTTCGTTGTCAGAATTTTTAAATATCTCCTCAAACATTCTACTAATAGCCGCCCTGTCGTCTTTTGTCATTTGATTATAAAAATTAACCGCCTGAATAATTCCCTCCCCGGACGTGGTCCCTAGTTTACTTTCGTCATAATCAATCAACACAGAAGGTAATGCGTAAATTGATTTTCTTATTTTGTTAGATATTTCTTTTTCCCAATTTTCATATAGTTTAGAATCAATATTTGAATCAATTGAATCAATTTTAACGGCTTTATTTTCAATTATATTTCCGTTTTCGTCCGATTCTGTTTCGATTACTAAGGTTTTATCTCCACGAGAACCCATGAACTGCTTTATACCTTCTGCCAGGTCTGTTTTTTCATCTTCGTTTAATTGTTCATTGACCTGAAATAATGTTTTTTTGCTAAAACCATTTCGTATTTCATTATTTTTATGAAGTGATAACTGATATTCAGTATCAGCATCTACATGCGTTGAGTCGAACGGAGATAAAGGATAAAGATATTCATTATCTAAAAAGAGAAAATAAACCTGTCCTTTATATTTTTCAATGCCACCAGCATTTTTCACCTGTTCAGCAAATGCTTTTTCTTTTAAGTTAAAAAGGTTATACCAACGAATATCCTCCTTCCTAAACTTCTTGCTCCTATCTTTCTCCCAATTATCATAATATCCTACTTTCGCAGTATAACCTTCATCATCCATTTTAGCAAATCGCACATTTTTAAACAATATGTGTTTTGCGTTTTTTATTTTGCGGTCTAAAGTCAAATTAAGATGCACATAAGCACCGTTATAATAAGCTAATGACCTGCAAACTTGTGTAAGAAGGTCACGAACTGTTACTGTCTTGTGTCTCGAATCGATTCCTATCTTAATATTATTTACATCAGAATTAAACCCATCACCGATTAAAAACTTTGCGTAAATATCAGCTGCACTTTTAGCCGTAGGAGAAGATTTAACAATCCTCTCTATCCTTTGAGGATAGTCGTTATTATCTCCAAATTCCATAACTCCATTTACACCACCGGCACGAATAGATTTATTTAATTTTACATTTAATCGAGAATCCGTTTCTGATAATAATATTCGCATTACTTATCTTTTTTAGCCGTTTTTTTCTTTTCTTCTGCTTTGATTTGTTTTTCGATTTCTTTTTCTTCCAGGTATGATTCAGGCAGTTTTGAAAAGTCTTTTTCTTTCAGATAACCCTTGTCTAAAAGTTTATGTGCATCAACATCGGTTAAGTTCTGTAAGTTATAATGCTTACAAAGTGGTTTTCCAATATACTTAATGCCAATTAGCTTACATTTATTTGTTTGCTTTTCCATCTTTTCGATTATTTTATTTTTATTTTTTATGATTTTTTGATAATATCTTAATAGCGAAGCCTTACAAGTATTTGGCTGTTTGCCTTTAAGATAGCAATAAGAGTAGATATTTAATAAATCCAAGGACAATGAGGAGTTTGCTATTTCCTCAAAGTCCGTGGATAGTATCTTATTTAATTTTCTTATCATGCGGGAGGAGTTTCTAAACTCTCAAGCATTGTAAGCGTCCCGTCATAATCAGTTGACAAAACAATATAACGTGAATATGGCTCCTCTTGGCCTCCTAAACTGGTAAGCTCAAGGTTTCTGGCTCCATTAATGTCATTTGCTCTCTGTGTATCTGCTGATTTCCAAAGACCATTCTTAACACCATAAGCAATAAACACTCCATCACCGTCATCTGTTTTATCCTTCGATTCCACAACAACTATTACATCATTTATAGCATCAACATTCGCTATATCCTCTGCGGCTATCTCAAATTGTTGAAAATTGAAATAATGAGTATATTTGTCTGGCCGGTCATCAGCAACAACTGCATCATGTCCGGCGTTAAGCAACTTTTTAGTACCTACAATCTTATAGGCTTGTGTTCCGCTACCCATTGCAAGAGTAGTGATTTTATTAGCCAACGTTTCGTCGTAAGTAACAGTTACATCTGTCCGGTTCATTATCCAGGCTGTTACTTCTAAAGAGCCACCTTTTGAAGTTGTGCAATTCGAAGTTATAGTTTTACTAATTCCGTCTGCGCATCCCATATTTTTATTTTTTATCGATTACTAAATTATATTTATACCTTACAGTTTGCACACTATCGACCGCTTTTATATATGTCTTTATATAAGGGTAAAAATAAGTTGTCGATGTTTGAACAAAGGTAGTATCACCGAATGCAATTGTCAAAGTAGATTCATCAACGGTTATCCACTCTGAGTTGTCATAACTGCCGTAAAGTCCTAATGTTACCACAGGGTCTCCAGCTACACTATCAACATTCCAAAATAAATTTACATTTTCAACAAATGGTTTAATGTAATATGTATCAGTGATTGCATCATCCTTGTTCAGAGTATCGGCTGTTGCACCGTATTTGTTTACCGTCCTGTCTTCCTCTATTAATGTTTGAGCATTCAAAGAAAGAGCAAAAATCATGATTGAAAATAATACTAATATTTTTTTCATTTTTACTTCCTTTTAATATGCTACGGCCATTAATTCTTCTTGCAAAATCTTAACATCCATTTTAAAAGCTACGTCAATATAATGAGTCTTATCTTTTTTATCATAAAATGAATCTAAACTTGTAAGACTTTCCTCGTCGGATGTTCCAATTGGAATGTTGTTAAGGTCTGTTAATATTGCCCGATGTGGCAAATAATAAGTTGTGCCATTATCAAAATATGCTTTGATAATTCTATCCCAGTCATGTCGAACAATAATTGGAATACCTCTGTAATTCCAACGGTTAGACCCTTCTTCTGCTTGGTTTAAGGTAAAGCTCAAAGACTTGTCCTCAAGATAGTCCTGCCAGTTATTAAATAACGAACGTGTAACTTGAAATACAGGGTTACCATCAAATGCTCTAGGATCGATGTTGTTATACATATCTCTGAAAGCATCAAGAGCTACTGAACTTCCAAGTGCTAACTGAGCTACTTTAGTTGCTTCTCCATTTTCGGAAATCTCCTTCCGGTAAATGTCAGCATCACCGGCTTGGTCTGTGAAAACTTGAGCCCACATTCCATCTAACATATTGAAATATGTCTTATCGGTTCCGGCCGTTAAGTTACCTCCTGACCCTACAACATCCTCGGTAGTATCTCCAAAATCAGCAATTCTTAATTGTGCTTGAACATTGGCATCTTCAATTCTATCAGAAATAAAGGCCATCATTTCGTTATCTACTTCTTCCCATGTGTTTTTTGCTATTCTAGCTTTCTTCCAAAATTTCAAAAGATCTGGTAAATCATCCTGACAATGTGCCATCCTATAACTAACAAGTTTCGGCGACCATTGCTTCTCAGATGTTGGAATCTGACTTGTTTCAGAATTAGTACTACAAGACCCAGGGTCTACCTTACCTACTAATCCAAACTGACCCAAAATAGGAATGTATTTATCCATTTCTACACCCGTCTGTATCATGTGTACATCCGTTAATTCGGGTCTTTTATAAGTTTTCTTAAAAACGAGTTCAGAAGTCATCCGTGCTTCTTCTTCGTTTAAATTCAATGTTGAAAAATCTATTTTACTTGCCATAATTTTTAATTTTTAAATGGTTTTCGAACTTGCGGCTTTTCATCGTCGTCTTCAATTTTGCCGTCCGGCACAAATTCTTTTGAATACTTAGCTTTAAATTCGTTAAATTTCTTTGTTACTTCTTCTACTTTTGCCGTTGCGTTTACTTTTAGCTCCTCTATTTCGCTTTCTTTTTCCTCCGCTTTGGCTGTTAATTCTTCGAGTTGTTTTTTTAGATTCTCATTTTCAACCTTTAACTGTTCCATTTCATCTTCTGACTGTTCTTTAATCTCAATCAAAGACCCACTTTCGAAAACTAAAACTTCACCAGTATCTAAAACATACTCTCCATTAGCAGGTGCACCGTCAATAGTTGCGGCTACTCCTGTTGTTAGTTGGTCGATTGTTTCAATTTCAGGCATATCTATTTCAACTCCGTTAACATCTTGCAACATTAACGCTTTTGTTTTAGTGAAATATGCCTTCACTTCTTCAAGCACCTTTTTAATGCCTGAAAGTTCTTGTTTAACTTCTTTTTCATTCATCTCGTCTTTTTTTAATTTTGCTACTGCTTTAAATTCATGATTAACTATATTTGCTATGTTTAAAAGTTCGACTTCTTCGAGCGTTAAGAACCTTTCCTGTTCCATATATCCACGTAAAACAGCTTCTTCAATTCCTAACTTATTTACTAACTGTTTTACTAGCTTGTTTTCTTCGGCTTGTAGTTGTTCGGTATATTCCTTAAACTCCGCAGAGTTACCGGCTGCTTCACCCCAAGGATAATGAATAAGAAGACTCCCTCGTTCCGGGTCATAAAACCTATTTTCCCGGCTTGCTATCAAAAAGATATTAAAAGCGACCGAAGCCACATCACCTAAATTATGAGTTTTGATTACTTGTTTGCTTGATTCGAATAGTTCGCAAATCTTTAGTCCTTCATCTAAAAATCCACCAGGGCTGCTTATCCATAAATTGATAACTTCCGATTCTCTAACTCTTTGATAATCGGCTAAGGCGTCGTTTATTGTATAATCTACGCCTATTTCTCCATTGATATAAATATTACTTTCCATACCTTCTATTTTACATAACCAAAATTATGTTAAATAGAAATTAAATAAAAAAAATATATGATGATTAAAGCGTAGTGCAAAAACATGACAAAAGTCATTGTTTTATTTAAAATGTTATTGTATCTTGCATTAAATTTTAAAACTATTATTATGAATGTATTAAACTTAAGAAATGATTTAATTGAAGTTTACCAACAATTAAGAGCTGGTAAAATTGGAATGTCCGAAGCCAAAGAAGCTGCGAACGTTTCCGGTAAAATTATCAGTACCGCAAAACTTCAATTAGAGTACAACAAAACGATTCAGTCAAAAAGAAAAATTAAATTTCTTGATGTTGATGAGTAGTAATTAACCAGCAGCCTATTAATTTAGGCTGCTTAAATTTTTTATTATGAAAACTAAAGTTTGTACAAAATGCGGAAAAGAATTACCAGCAACGAAAGAGTATTTTAATGCAAATAAAAATCGTAAATATGGATTATCTTCATATTGTAAAGTTTGCAAAAAAATATATAACAAAAAACACCGTGAAGAAAATAAAGAAAAAATAAAAAAATGGAGAGAAGAAAATAAAGAAAAAATAAAAAAATATCACAAAAAATATAAAAAAAAATACCGCGAAGAGAATAAAGAACTGATAAAAAAACGACAAAAAAAATACTACGAAGAAAATAAAGAAATAATAAAAATACAAATAAAAAAATACTACGAAGATAATAAAGAAGTAATAAAAGAATATAAAAAAAAATACT